TTAACCGACATCAATTTTTAGATTTAATCAATAGACCTTATTTTAGTAAAGAAAAAATTGAAGAATGTTTAGCTGATGGTCCTGCTTATCAAAAATTAAGTTGGGAACAAAATATAGATTTAGAAGGAAGTTCAACTGGAGATATAGAAAAAAACAGATATGAAATTTTAGAATATTGGGGAACCATTGATGCTATGACTGCAAAAGAACAAGGTCTAACAATAGACCCTGATATTGCAGATACAACAGAAGTTCAAGTTAATGTTTGGATGTGTAAAAATAAAATAATTAGAATTGTTGAAAATCCATTTAAACCTTTTAGACTTCCTTATCAAGCTTTTCCTTATGAAAAAAATCCTTATAACTTTTTTGGAATAGGTGTTCCAGAAAATATGGATGATGCTCAACAAATTATGAATGGTCATGCAAGAATGGCAATTGATAATTTAGCTTTAGCTGGAAATTTAGTTTTTGATATAGATGAATCTGCTTTAGTTAATAATCAAAACATGGAAGTATTTCCTGGTAAGATTTTTAAAAGACAAGCAGGAGTTCCTGGTCAAGCAATCTATGGAATTAAATTTCCAAATACTGCTGTAGAAAATATGCAGATGTTTGATAAGTTCAGACAACTTGCAGATGAATCAACAGGAATACCATCATACTCACATGGACAAACAGGAGTTCAAAGTATGACAAGAACAGCCTCAGGTATGTCAATGCTTATGGGTGCTGCATCTTTAAATATTAAAACAGTTATAAAAAATATTGACGACCAACTAATTAAGCCTTTAGGAGAATCCATGTTCCAATGGAATATGCAATTCTATGAAGGTGAGTTACCAATTGTAGGAGATTTGGAAATTAAAGCGACAGGAAGTTCTAGTTTGATGAGAAAAGAAGTTCGTTCTCAAAGACTGACAATGTTCTTACAAACTATTCAAAATCCTGCGATTGCTCCATTTGTTAGAATCTCGGAAATCATTAAAGAGTTAGCATACTCTTTAGATTTAGACCCTGATGAAATAATTAACTCTAAAGATGAAGCAGAAATTTATGCTAAAATTATAGGATATCAGAATGCTAACAAACCAAATGGCTCACAAGCTCCTGCACCTGGTCAACTCGGACCAATGGAAGGTAATGGAGGAGTACCTCAAGAAGGTACAGCACCAAACAACTCTGGAGTTGGCGAAAGCCCAATCGGACCAGGTAATGTATCAATGCCAGGGGAAGTGGAATTTGCTGGACAGACTACAGAACCTACCCCAGCAGGTTAAAGAAATAGTTAAAGATAGTGTTGACTAATTAACAATTAATTGTTATAATAACATAATAGGATAGAAATATGTCAAAACCCATTAACATGGCTACAGGTGGACTAATGTCTAAGCCACCTTATCTCAAAAACGAGGAAGAAAAAGATACAGGTATTACACCTTATGATGTAGATTCTCCTGAATCTGCTAGAAAAGGAATGCCTTCTCGATTACTTTCAAAACAAAGAACAAGATTTTCAAAAGGTAATGGTGTTAAACCTTTAATGCCAGATGATATTCCTGAATTAGAACAACATGAAATAGAACCTGGTGATATAGCTTGGTTAAATAAAAAAGATAGAAAAGAATTAATTAGATTAAATATAAAAAAAGAAAATTCAGATACTTATGGTAAACTTTCTGAAAAAGAAAAAAAGAGAATTAAAGAATTAGAAAAAAAAGATAAAGAAATAGAGTGGAAAAAACTTGATAATCTACAGTATGGGAGAAAGAAAAAAGCAGCTCTTGGTGGTTACATGGATGAATTTCAAATTGCTGAAGAAGAACCTTTATCTAGAGGAAAAAGAGCTTTAGGTGGAACAGCAGCTCTTGAAGAAAAGTATGATAGACGAAAAGCTTATAGAGCTTTTCAAGAAGGTGATTTAGTAGAAGATGAAATTGTTGAAGAACCTTTAATGGCTCCAGTAGGAATGGAAGAACCATTAATTGAAGATGAGATTGCTGCAGATGATTTAGCTATGGAAGATGCAGAAAGTGTTTTAGATACTTCAATGTTAAGTGAAGAAGAAGAAGTAGTCGTGGATGCTGCTATAGAAATGTATCCAGAATTAGAAGCCATTTTACCAAAGATGGTTGCAACAGAATTTACAGAAGATGAATTAGTAGAAGGACCTGGAACAGGAACTTCAGATTCAATCCCAGCATTATTGTCAGATGGCGAATTTGTATTTACAGCAAAAGCTGTTAAAAATATCGGCATTGATAAATTAAGAAAAATGATGGCACAAGCTGAAGAAGCTTATGATGCTGGTATGGTTAATCAAGAAGAAACTGCAGAACTTGCAGTAGATGAAACCATAGTATAACAGAATTTTTAGAGAGGTACTCTAAGAATAGACAAGCTACCTTCTAGCAATAGAAGCCCTTGTAGCTTCGTTTCAAATCAATTAACCTTTTTTTGCTACCTTCAGTAAAAGAAGCCCAAAGGAGGATTTATGAGTAAAGAGAACGAAGGAAAAACTAAGACAGTCGAGGCGAATCCATACAATCGCAAAAAGTATTGGCATACAGATGATGTAATGCCAAAAACTTTAGTAAATGCAGATAGTGGACCAGCCGAGCCTGACCCTGAGAAGAAGACAGGATTTGACTATGCTACTAATACTACTACAGATAGTGTTAACCCAAATGTTTTATCCCCTTCTGAAACAGCCACTTCGGATAAGGTCTTACAAGAATCAGCATTAAATGTTGAATCTAAACCTTATACTAAAGTTGACTATAAAAAAAGATATGATGACCTAAAGCGTTATTATGACAGGAAACTTGGTGAATGGACTAATAAGGAAGGCGACCTCAAAGCACAGCTTAGAGATAACCGACCTAAATATACACCACCTAAAAGTGCTGATGAACTTAGTGCTTTTAAAAAAGACTATCCTGACATTTATGGCGTAGTGGAAACTGTATCTCACTTGCAGTCTCAAAATGAGATGAAAGGTTTACAAGAGGAAGTTAACTCTTTGAAAAAAGCTAATACAGCTTTATCACAAAGAGAAGCTCAATTAGAGTTATCGAAACTTCATCCAGACTTTAATCAAATTAAAGAATCAGATGATTTTCATAACTGGGCAGACTCACAACCCATGGAAATTAAATCATGGATTTATGAGAACAATTCCAATGGTACACTTGCTGCAAGAGCAGTTGACTTATATAAGAAAGACCGAGGACTTGGATTAGATAAAAAAACCACAGAAGATAATAAGGTTAGTCAAGGTGCTGATTTGTTAGTTAAAACTAACGAACAAATTCAACCACCAACGAATAATCAAGTTATTTTCAAAAGTTCTGATTTCGAAAAGATGTCAGATGCTGAGTTTGAAAAGAATGAGAAAGACATTTTGATAGCTCAGAGAGAAGGTAGAATTATTAATAATTAATAATAATACTTTCATTTTATCAACCAAACAAAAGGAGTCATACAATGGCAAATTTCGCTGGTGGTTCAACTACTAACTTTTTAGTAGCTACAGCAGGGCAAACTAATGCCTTTTGGGTACCTCAAATATACTCAAAGAAAGTTCAAATAGCACTACGTAAAGCTGCAACTGCAGAAGCAATCTGCAATACAGACTATATGGGTGAAATTAAAAACTTTGGAGATACTGTTAATATAGTACAAGAACCCCAAATAACAGTAAGTGATTACACTAGAGGTCTAGCGACTTCAGCTACAGCACTTTCTGACCAAGAGCTTGTTCTACTAGTAGACCAAGCTAAATACTTTCAATTCGCACTAGATGATATTGAAAAGAGATTTTCACATATCAACTTCCAATCTGTTGCTTCAGACAACGCAGCATATAAGCTAAGAGATGCTTTAGACAGTAATGTCTTTAGTTATCTTGGTGACGATGGTTCGGTGTCTACAACTGCAAATAGACTAGGAACTACAGGAACACCTATTGATATAGGTTTTGCTTCTGGTGAAATTGACCCTCTAAATAGTATGAGTACATCTGCTAAGTTGCTCGACATTCAAAACGCACCTGAAGAAGGTCGTTGGTTTGTTGGTGCACCTGAGTGGTATGATGTTTTAGCTAACACATCTTCTAAACTATTATCAGTTGATTACAACGCTGGTAAAGGTAGTCTTAGAAATGGATTAGTAGCATCTGGTCTCGTTAGAGGTTTCCAAATGTACAAATCAAACAATCTAAGACAAAACGACTTATCAGGTGCAACACCTGCTGGGTCTGCAACTGCTCCTGTGGCAACATGGGGTCAAATGAGTTCGACTGCGTGTGCGTCTCAGTTGAAGATTGTTGAAAGTTTAAGAAGTACTACTACTTTCGCTGACATAGTAAGAGGATTACTTGTTTTCGGAAGAAAAGTTCTTAGACCTGAGGTATTAGGAAGAACAATTTACGTTATAGACTAATTTATTAGTTTTTACGTTATTGTTAGTATTAAACCTAACAGCTAGATAGGGGGTTGCAATATACCCCCTGTCTTTTAAATAAAGGATTATATATGGAACATATGAAAAAAGCATGGTCTTACATAGTAGCACATAAAAAAGTTTCTATTGCAGTAGCAGTAGTTGTTGTGGTACTTATTATAGCCACTTAATTTTAAGAAGTATTATGGCAAAGACCTATTTAGCATTAACTAATGAATTATTAGTAGAACTTAATGAACCAGAACTTACAGCAATTTCTAGTGGAGTAGGCGTACAAAAACAAGTTGCAAATTGTGTAAATAGAGCTTACTCTGATATAGTAGATGCAGTAGATAATTGGTCTTGGTTAAGTACAGATGTACCTGATGACCCTTATTATGGTAATACTATTATTCCAACAGTTGTTGGACAAAGATGGTATTTATCAAAAGCTGGTTCTACAGGTGTAGATGGTGATTTTGATTCAGTCAATTGGGATATGTTTACTCTTGTAGACACTAGCTCACCTTATACAAATAATAAATTAGCTTTTACAACTTTAACTACATGGAGAGCTAATTATGCAGAAGCAGAAGAAGAAGCTGCTAGAACTTCAACCTATGGAGTTCCAGTAAGAGTTATTAGAAGTTCTGATGGTAGAAGATTTGGGTTATCTCCTATACCTGATAAAGTTTATAATATACATTTCTTTGCATATGATAGACCTGCTGCATTATCAGCAGATACCGATACAGTTTTATTTCCAGAACAATACAAACCAGTTTTATTAGCAAGAGCTAGATATTATATTTATCAATTTAAAGATAATATAGCTCAATCACAATTAGCATTAGACGAATATAAAAAAGGATTACAGTCAATGGCTGATAATTTAAATTCACCACAACCGCAATATATGTCAGACGTAAGATTTACGTATTTGTTACCATAAGGAAAATTTAAATGCCAACACAAGGAGCTTCCATTACAGTTGCAGGAGGTTTAGATTTAGTTTCAAGTGCTCATGCATTATTTAGAACACCTGGAGCCGCAACTATTTTACAAAACTTTGAATCAGCTACAACAGGTGGCTATCGAAGAATAAATGGTTTTACAAAATGGGGTGCAGGAAGTGCAACTAGTCCAAGCGGTACAACTACAGATGCTATAACAGGAATAGTTTCATATGCTAATGGAGTTATTGCTTGTCA